TGGTAGAGCTATTTTGACTGTAACTTACATTCAAAATAACAATTTAGCATAATCAATTTAATGTGGGCCCTCGGGCCCACATAAATTTAACGGAGATTAAAATATGAAATCAGATGTAAAAGCGGTAAGAGTTACAGGAACTGGAGCAGTGTTTGCAGGAAGAACAAGATTAAGAGGAATGATCTTAGCTTCTGATGGCGGCGGAGCTGGAACTATAATCTTACAAGACAATACTGATAGTACAACTTTATTTCAAGGAGACTGTCCAACAGGAGACGTCTTTGCGTTTAATATTCCAGAAGATGGGATTCTTTTTCCAGGTGGAATGAAGGTTTCAACTATCACTAATATTGCAGGTGCAACATTTTTAATAGACAAGTAGGAGGCTAAATGGCTAACACTACTTCGGGTACAACTACTTTTGAAAAAGGATTTTCTATTTCTGATATTGTCGAAGAGGCATATGAGAGATTAGGAATACAAGGTGTATCTGGTTATCAATTAAAATCTGCAAGAAGATCTTTAAATATTTTATTTCAAGAATGGGCCAATAGAGGTTTACATTATTGGGAAGTTGCAAACAATAGTATTACACTTGTTGCAGATCAAGCAACGTACACAATGTTTAGATCAACAGCAGATGGTACTTCTGATGCAACAGCTGTTTATGGTGTTGATGATGTGTTAGAAGCATCTTACAGAAACTCTAATGTAGACACACCACTTACAAAAATAAACAGATCTCAATATCAGGCTCTATCAAATAAAACATCTACAGGAACACCTTCACAATATTTTGTTCAAAGATTCATAGATAAAATTACGATAACTTTATATCTAACACCTGGATCTAACGAAGCAGGTAAGTTTATAAATTATTATTACGTAAAAAGAATTCAAGATGCAGGAGATTATACAAATGATGCAGATGTACCATACAGATTTGTACCATGTATGACTGCAGGTTTAGCTTATTATCTTGCAATTAAAAATGCACCAGACAGAGTTCAAATGCTAAAGATGTTGTATGAAGATGAACTACAAAGAGCTTTACAAGAGGACGGTTCATCATCTAGTACTTATATTAGTCCTAAAGTTTATTATCCGGAGTCTTAATGGCAAACTTATCTTCAGGAAAATATGCAAAATTTATTTCAGACAGATCAGGACAAGAGTTTCCGTATTCTGAAATGGTGATTGAATGGAATGGTGCAAGAGTACACATATCTGAGTTTGAAAAAAAGCATCCACAACTAGAACCAAAACCACATGGCGCAGATCCACAAGGTCTATTAAATGCAAGACCTGCAAGAACTGAACCTGCTGTTGCAAGAGTGCTTACTCTAAACCCATTAAAAATTACAAGCGGATCAACAACTGTAACTGTATTTGAAGAGAATCATGGTAGATCTACATCTGATGTAGTTAGATTTAGAAATGGTGAAGGTAATTTTGGTATAACAACTGCGGATATAAATAAGTCTGCGGGATTTACAATTACTAAAGTTGATGCTAATAATTACACATTTACAGCTGCAAGCGCTGCAACTGCAAATACTAATATCGGAGGAGGAGAAATATCGGCTGGTCCGGTTACACTATCACCATAATGGCATACACACTTACAAATTTACAGGACGATATTAGAAACTACACAGAGGTAGACAGCTCTGTTTTGTCAACAGCTGTATTGAATACAATAATTAAAAATGCCGAAAATAGAATTTATAGAGAAATAGATTCAGATGATAATAGATTTTACGCTACATCAAATCTAGTTTCTGGTAATAGGTATGTAACTATTCCTTCAGATTTAAGATTTATTAGATATGTTCAATTGAAAGATGGTTCAGGTAATCAAGTATTTTTAGAAAAAAGAGATACATCTTTTATGGCTGAATACTATGACACTCCATCAACTGCTTCTGGATTACCAAAATATTATGGTAATTGGGATGCAAATTTTTGGGTAGTAGCACCTACACCAAACAGCACATTTGAAATTACTTTAGCCTACACTAAACAACCAATAAGTATTACCAATACAACACAGCCTTCAGCTGCTCCAGCAGCTACAAATGGAACATATATATCTAATAAATATCAGGATTTACTTTTGTATGCATGTTTGGTAGAAGCATATGGATACTTGAAAGGTCCTGTAGATATGCTACAGTATTATGAACAGTCATATAGACGGGCTGCAAAATCGTATTCTGTCGAACAAGAGGGTAGAAGACGTAGAGATGAATGGCAAGATGGCGCTATTCGTTCACAAATAAAATCGCCATCACCGTAAATAAGGAGATAATATATTATGGCAAATGTAGTACCGTTTTCTTTTAAAGGTGAATTAATGTCAGGAACGCATAACTTTGCGAATGGCGGAGACACTTTTAAAATAGCATTGTACACATCTAATCCTTACACAACATCTAGCACAGTTGCTTTAACTACTGATGAAGTTTCTTCTGCAGGTAGTTCGAACTATGTTAGAAAAACTTTAGCTAGTCAAGCAGTTGTAGCTACAACTGCAACTACATCTGTAGACTTTGCAGATGTAACATGGTCAAGTGCAACTTTTTCTGCAGCTTTTGCAGCAATATATAATGATGACCAAGGTGACAAGTTGTGTGTAGTTTTGGATTTTGGTGGAACGAAGACAGCAACGAATGGTGACTTCACTATTTCGTTTCCTGATCCAAGTACACCATCGAATGCAATTATTAGTTTAACATCGTAGGATTTTAAATGGCGTTTAAATTAAATGATAGGGTAAAAGAATCCAGTGCAACTACTGGAACAGGTACGTTTACACTAGGTGGAGCAGTTTCAGGTTTTGAAACTTTTGCTGCTGGTATCGGTGGAGACAATACTACTTATTACTGTATCTTTGAAACAGGAACAAATAATTTTGAAGTTGGTCTTGGAACTTTAAATGGAGCAGCAAGCACACTTGCTAGAACTTATGTTATCTCCAGTTCTAATAGTGATGCAAAAGTAAACTTTGCAGGTGCAACAGAAGTATTCTGTACAGTACCTGGTGCAAAGATTAGTTTACCTAAACCAGAAGAGTATGGTTCTTCATCAGCGCCAAAAATAATTACAGTTAAGGTTGGAACTAAAACATCTGCTCATCCGTATTCAGGTCAAGGATCTTCAAGTGCATATTTTCTTGATGGATTAGAATCACCTGCAATTACATTTTCAGGTGCAGATTCATCATACAAATATTACTATAGATTTGATCAATCTGATTCTAGTAACTCAGGACATCCATTAAGATTTTATTTAGAGGCAGATAAAACTACAGCTTATACAACAGGTATAACTACAAATGGTACAGCTGGATCATCTGGTGCATATACACAAATTGCTGTAGATGCAAACACACCAAATATTTTATATTACCAATGTTCAAGTCACTCTTTGATGGGTAACTTTACAAACGTAATATCCAATGATTTTAATGGTAATGTAAATTTAAGAGGCGATCTTGATTTAGCAGACAGTAAAAAAATAAAACTTGGTAATTCAGATGATTTACAAATTTATCATGATGGAAGTAATTCTTATGTTGAAGATGCATCTGGAACAGGAGATTTATTATTAAGATCAGATTCTTATGTTAGACTACAGTCAAATACTGGTGAAAATATGCTTTATGCACAACCAAATGGAGAAGTTACACTTTATCACAATAATGTAAATAAATTTTCAACAACTGCAGCTGGTGTTCAAACTGTAGGAACACTTAATATTAATGCAGCATATGCATTTCCAACTTCAGACGGTTCTGCTAATCAAATTTTAGAGACAGATGGCTCTGGATCATTAACATTTGTAGATAAACCATCATCAGGAGTATCAGCAGGTTTCGCTGTGGCAATGGCCATTGCGTTGTAGTCAGAAATAGTTTATAAGGAGCGATATGGCACAAGATTTTGAACGATATATACAGAGAAATGTAGGAACATCAGCAGCAACAGTACATACAAGTAATTCTGATGATGCTATAATTTCTATTCGTTGTGCAAACACAACAACATCAACAATTAATGTAGACGTATTCATCAATGATGGATCAAATGATTATTATTTAATTAAGAACTGTCCAATAGTTAGTGGCGGATCTTTAGAACTAATCGATGGCGGAAGCAAAATCGTAATGCAGAACAATGACGTGCTGAAAGCGAAGTCTGACACCGCGTCGAGTTTAGATGTATGGGCTTCTTTCGTTGATGCAATAAGCACGTAGGAGTAACCATGGCATATTTAGGAAATAGCCCAAAAGGAAATTTACTTACAATGAACTCTTCGCAGTTCTCAGGTAATAATTCAGATACAAATTTTACACTTTCACAAACTGTTGGTAACACCAACGAAATAGAAGTCTTCGTTGGAAATGTTAGACAAGATCCACATTCAGCTTATACTGTATCGGGTGGAACAACTTTAAGTTTTACAGCTGCACCTCCAACAGGTACAAATAATATTTATGTCGTATACATTGGAAAATCTTTGGGTGAAGTTACTCCTGGAGAAAACTCAATTGAA